TCACGGCTGGTGGACGCGCTCCTCTACTTTGCGCATCACAGCGGGCAGACTGACGTCTAGGGCGTCAGTGATCGCGTGGAGCCGACCGAAAGGCATGTCTCGCTCGCCTGAGAGGTACCGGTGCAGCGTCTTGATCTGCATGCCGGTATATGCCGCCATGGCGTCGTAGGTGACTCCGCGGGTCTCGCGCTCGTGGCGCAGCTCGGCGGCGAGGGCGCGCCGGTAGGCCAGTGCGTACTCGTCCAGGTCTTTGATACTCATGGCAGTCAGTCTATGACCATCTGGACAACAGCAACACGCCAACTTTCAACCCCAGGTTGACCGTACGGACAAAACTTGCCTAATGTAGTCCGTATGGACAAAAGAGCAGCACTCGGACAGCACATCCGAGACCTCATGGACAACGCCGGGCACAGCGAGAACAGCCTTGCTGAGACCACCGGCATCCCCCGCGTGACCCTCCGCCGCCGCCTGGACGCCCCGGAGAACCTGAGCGTCGGAGAGATCGCACGCATCGCCGCAGCCCTCCACGTCGAACCCTCCGCGCTGACCGAGTACTACTACGGTGAGGCGGCCGCGTGACATGGCAACTGCAGCAGCGATCAGCACCGACCCCCGGGCCGAGTGGCTGGCTGAGGCCCGCGAGTCAATCGAAGCGCTCGCCGCATGGTCCGCGAAGTACGGCACCACCTTCACCGCCGATGAGCTCCGACTCATGACCGGCGAACCCGACCACCCCAACTGGTTCGGCTCGGCGTTCAACACCGCTCGCATCGCCCGCATCATCGAGCCCGTCGGCTTCACCACGAGCCGCGCCCGATCGCGACACGGCGGGGTCATCCGCACCTGGAGGGCCGCCGCATGAGTGCAACACACTGGCTCACCCCCGCCGAGGCCGGGGACGCCCTCGGATTCACCGCCAAGACCATCCGCGTCTGGTGCCGTCAGGGGCGATTCCCCGGCGCACGGAAGATGCCCGACGACAAGCCCCGCAGTGAGTGGCGCATCCCCGAGGACGCCGTCACTGCGATCCGGGAGCGCCGCGTCACGGAACGCCCCGCCGTCCTGGACTCCAAGCGCCGCGCCGAGCTCATGCAGAAGCTCAGCGACGCCGCCTAATCACCCCGCGCACTCGCGCACCACCATCACCGCACCACCCTCACATCAGCCCGTATATCCCTGACGTTCGCGTCTCGGCGGGCAGGAGATCAGTCATGCCCAAAATCAGCCGCACAGCGGTCGAGAACCGCATCAAAGAGGTCAACCCGTCCATCCGCCCCAGCGACCTCCGACGCGTCGTGAAGCTCCACCAGCGCCGACACGACGCGTTCACCCGGATGCCCACCCACGAGGAGGCCCTGCTGCTCGTGAAGGCGATCAGCCACACCGACGAGCCCGGCGACATCGTCGCGGGCATCCGCCGACGCCCCGCCGCCGCATGAGAGGAGCACACCCGATGTGCTGTGACACCCCGATCGACACCACCCCGACACTCACCAGCGGCGACACCGAGATCAAGGCCGCCCTATGGAGCGTCATGCAGGCATCCCAGCGCTACGGGGCGCAGATGACACCGACCCGCCTCGACGCCGCCAACCGTGCCGCCGTCGACCTGCTCGCGGTGATCGCCGCACACCAGGAGGAATGACCGATGCGCCTCACGACACCGATGTGGCACACGCGTCCGTGCGAGTGGGACGGCTGCCCGGAGCGCTCCGAGGGTGACGGCTTGTGCGCCGAGCATCTCGCCGACGACCAGGAGTCCCACGCAGAGCGGCTCTGGGAGATGGAGGAGGGCCGATGAATCCGCACTCTCACCTGACCCGACGCCACCGCCCCGCACACGTCCGCCGGAAGCTGCGCCTGTGGGCGCCGCTGGCCGTGATCGGCGTCGCCGTCTACGTGACCCACTTCCACGACGCCGGCACCGCGCTTGCCGGTGCCGCACTCGCCACGGTCGGCCTGCTCGGGCTGATCGGCGACAACACCACCACCTGAGAGGAAGACATGACCATCAGAAACTCAGCAGCACACATCCTGAAGGGCTACGTCGCGGATTTCGCCAACGCGTCCGCTGCCCTCCGCGCACTGGAGTCTGACGAGCTCTGGTGCGAGGCCGAGGGCAGGACGCCCGGGCCGAACCTGCTCGACCAGCTCGCGGAGGCCCGACACGACTGGAGGAAAGCCCACAAGCAGGTCTACGGGTTCATCGACAGCCTGACCGAGGAGAAGCCATGAGCGAGTACCGGATTGACTACACGATTCACCGGATCGACCCAGACAGCGGCGAGTCGGAGGAGATCGGGTTTGGAGCCTCCGGCGCCAGTAGCGGTATCCCCGAGGCGGCGCATGTCATCTCCTCCGACCTCGACACGGGCTCATGGGAGACCGAGCCACACCAGCCCTGCCCCGACGAAGTCCTGACCGAGGAGACTGCATGACCACCACCGCGCAGAAGCTCGCCGAGGCCCGCGAGTACCACCAGCGGGCGCAGGCACGCTCCGACTACTACCAGCGGCACCTCGGCGTCGGCACAGACGACCCGGGCGCCGTCTCCGGCATCCGCCGCCGCAGCACACCCCGGCAGGTCGCCCAGTCGTCCGCCCTCACCGACCGGGCGCTCGACGCCGCCCAGGAGGCCGACCGCGCCCGGGTGAAGGTCGAGAACCTGGAGGCCAAGCTGGGCCGCGAGCAGAAGGAGGCGGAAGCAGACGCCGACGCCACCGTGGATCTCGACCGGCTCCGCCCCGGTGACCTCATCCGGCACCGGGTGCACGGCATCTCGGTCTGGGACACCGTCCGCCGGGTCAACTCCAAGACCGTCACCTGCGAGCCCCGCTGGCAGGGCCACGACGCGCCCCGCATCCCGCACGACCGCATCCGAGAGACCCGCCACCAGGAGGACCAGTCATGAGCCTGGAGTTCAACCCAGAGAACCACCGCTACCGGCTCGACGGTCGCCCCGTCCGGGGAGTCACCGGCCTCATCGCTGGCGGCACCCCGAAGGACGCCCTGATCTGGTGGGCGGCCACGAAGGCAGGCGAGTGGGCTGCAGAGAATAAGGCCGCGCTCGCCACGCTCGCCGACGACTCGATCATCCGCGAGGCCAAGATGGCCCACAAGCAGGCGAAGGACACCGCTGGCATCACCGGCACGGCCGTTCATGACCTCGCGGAGCGGCTGCACCAGACCGGGGAAGTCACCACGGCAGACCCGCTCCACGGCTCCTATATCGAGGGGTACGCGGAGTTCCTGGACGCCTGGGAGATCGAACCGGCCCTGTTCGAGCGGCCGTGCGCGTCCCGCGCCGACTGGTGGGCCGGGACGTTCGACCTGCTATGCCGGTCCCCGTACTTGGCCGACGGCGAGCTGGTGCAGATCGACCTCAAGACCTCCAAGAGCGTCTACGGCGAGACCGCCATGCAGACCGCCGCCTACTCGCGGGCGGAGTTCTACCTCGACCAGGACGGCGCCGAGCAGCCGATGCCTGAGGTGCACGCGACCTACGTCGCCCACGTGACCCCGCTCCACCGCGACGGAGAGGCCGCCCGCTACGAGGGCAAGCCCCTGGGGACCAGCCTCTACCAGCTCGCCGGGAACCCCGCAGAGATCGCGACTCAGTACGGCTGGTTCCTCGCCGCCGCCTACACGGCCAAGACAAAGAAGCTCCGAGACCGACTCATCACCGAACCACTCACCGCACCGAACGCGGCCACCGCCGCCTGAACAGGAGAACCTGATGACAGAGATCCAGAAGCACGCCGGCGACCAGCTCGCCATCCCTGCCCCACACGCCGCACCGGCCAGCGTCATCCAGATCAGCGACTGGGCCGCAGAGCTCGGCGCCGCCCGCCAGCTCGGCAACGCGCTCGCCGAATCCGGGATGATCCCCGACGCGCTGCGCAAGGAGGGCAAGAACTACAAGGCCCCCGAGAAGCTGGCCGCCGACGTCGGCGTGGTCATCCTCGCCGGGAAGTCCATCGGCCTCGACCCGCTGACCGCAGTGCAGAACATCTTCCCGGTGTACGGGCGCCCCGCCATGTACGCCCGCACCATGGTCGGCCTCGCCGTCGGCCAGGGACACGAGGTGGAGCGCACCCACGCCGACCAGAACAGCGTCACCGTCCGGGCAAGGCGACGCGGCTCCCGCGAGTGGCACACGTTCACATGGGACATGGACCGCGCCAAGCAGGCCGGATACACCGGCAACGCCCTCTACCAGCGCGACCCGATCGCGATGCTCACCGCCAAGGCACAGGCCGAGGCGTGCCGCACCATGTTCGCCGACGTCCTGCTGGGCATGCCCTACAGCGTCGAGGAGGGCCAGCTCGAAGACCTCGGCGAGACCGTCGAGGAACAGCCGGCCGCCACCGTGAAGCGCAAGACCCGGTCCAAGGCGAAGACCACCACGAAGACCGAGACGAAGCCCGACCCCGCACCGGAGCCGGAGCCCGCCGAGGAGCCCGAGCCAGACCTTCCCGGCGGCGTGCACGACACCGCGCCGATCACCGAACAGACCTGGGCAGAGATCCACGAGCTCGCCGAGCAGCAGAACGTCGGATCCGTGCCCGGCTGGGCATCCGACCAGCTCGGACGCACCCTCACCGGCTGGAAGGACATCACCGAAGCCGAGGGCGACCGGCTGCTGCAGCTGCTCACCACCGGCGAGACCACACAGGAGAACTGACCACATGGCAGGCGAAACCATCATCACCGTCGTCGGGAACCTCACCGCCGATCCAGAGCTGCGCTTCACGCCCTCGGGTGTGGCCGTCGCGAACTTCGTCATCGCGTCCACGCCCCGAAACTTCGACAAGCAGGCCAACGAGTGGAAGGACGGCGAAGCGCTGTTCGTCCGGTGCACGGTCTGGCGCGAGCTCGCCGAGCACGTCGCCGAGTCGCTGGCGAAGGGTACCCGCCTCGTCGCCCAGGGGCGACTGCAGGCCAACAGCTTCGAGGACAAGGAAGGCAACCGGCGCACCGCCTGGGAGCTGCAGGTTGACGAGGTCGGCCCGTCCCTGCGGTTCGCCACGGCGAGCGTCCAGCGGCAGGGGCGTGGAGGCGGCTTCAACGGTGCCGGTGCCTCCACCGGCGGCGGCCGGCCCGCCGAGCAGGCCCAACCCGCCGACACCTGGGGCGGCCAGCCCTCGGGGGAGTGGGGCGGCTGGCAATGAGCATCCTCACCGCGGTCGCGATCATCGCCGCCGCATGGGTGGCGATCAACTTCGTCGGCGTCATCATCGGCGCCACGCTCGCGATCCGCTCCCGCCGTCAGTGATCGTCGCTGACGGCTCACTGAACATCACTGACGATCACCGGCCCCGCCGCCCTTCAACCGGGCGGCGGGGCCGACTCGTACCCACCAGGAGAACACCATGACCACCTGCCCAATCGGCCGCGGCGACCTCACCGGCTACAAGGTGAAGGGCTGCAGGTGCCGACCCTGCAAGGACGCCGCATCCGCACAACAGCGCCGCTGGACCCGACAAGTCGGATACCACGGCCACCTCACTATCACCGGAGACGACGCCGACAAGGTCCGCGACCGCATCGCAGCACTGCAAGGGCTCGGCTGGACACTCGCCCAGATCGCCGAGCTCGCCGGATGCGCCCCGAGCACGCTGAGCAACGTCCTCAACGGCCGGAAGAACCCACACCGCGACACCGCCCGCGGCATCGACCACGCCTGGGACGTCCTCACCGGCCGCAACCACGGCATGACTCGAAATCCGCTCGCCGGCCGCGGCAATCAGCACACCCGCAGGAGGGCCGCGTGAACACCTTCACCATCACCTGCTCAGCCGGGCACCCGCCCCGCAAGGTCGCTGTCGTCGTCGACTTCGGCGGCTGGGCGTGCGACCCACCCGAAGCAGACATGAACCTCCGCCGGCGGCCCGTGCACGGGTACTCATTCCGCTGCTCATGCGGCGCCGGCGCAGCAGCCCACAAGGACGACATGCACCGGGTGCTGACCCGACTGGCAACTGAGTACGGGATCGACGAGCTCAGCATCCAAGCCATCGCCCGAGCTCGCCGCTGGCAAGGCGGCTTCCGCCGACCCGAACAACTCAACGAGAGGAGTCCCGCATGACCTGGTTCAAGGTCGACGACAAGTTCCACGGACACCCGAAGGTCGCCGAGCTTTCGCTCGCCGCCGTCGGCGTGTGGACCGTCGCCGGCTCCTGGTGCGCCGACTACCTCACCGACGGAGCGATCACCCCGGGCCAGTTGCGGCGACTTGGAGGCACCACAGCCGAGGCCGACGAGCTCGTCGAGGCCGGCCTGTGGGAGCAGACCGACACTGGATGGACGTTCCGCAACTGGCAGGACTACCAACCCACACGGGAGGCAGTCGAGGCCAAGCGCGGCGCCGAATCCACCGGAGCCGCCCGAGGCAATCATCTGCGCTGGCACGTCGGGCGCGGCGTGGTCGCTCCCGACTGTGAGTTCTGCACCGCCGAGTCGGGTACCCGATCAGGTACCCGATCGGGTCAGGATCAGGTGCCGATCGGGTCCGCATCAGCCAAGGACGAATCGGCCCCGAATCCTCCCGTACCCGTACCCGTACCCATCCCTACTGAAGTAGGGATGAGCGACGCACGCGCAAGCGCGAGCGCCGACATGAGCAGCAGCAAGGGGCGACGCAAGCCCGCCCGGCCGATCCCCGACGACTGGACCCCCACCGAGGCGCACGCCACCCGAGCCCACGAGCTCGGCGTCGACCTGAACCTCGAGGCCGAGAAGTTCGTCAACCACGCCAAGGCCAACGACCGCCGACAAGTCGACTGGTCACGGAGCTTCTACACGTGGCTGACCAACGCTCACCAATTCCAGAAGCGCGATGGCGGACCACGACGCACCAGCGCCGAGCAGCGGCTCGACGCGGGCCGCGCCTGGCTCTCCCGCACAGAGGGCTGGGACGAGCAGCGCGCCGCCGCCGACAACCCGTTCATGCTCGACGCCCCCACCCCCGACGAGCCGAGGAGGATCACACGATGACCGACCGCCCCGACCAGTTCACCGAAGCCGACGCCAAGGCCGCCGTCACCTACCTGGCGCAGATCGACGCCCGCGTCATCGCCGCCGAGGAGATCCCCGCGCTCGCCGAGGTGTGGCACCACGGGCTGAGGAAGTTCACCCCCGAACAGGTCCGATGGGGGATCAAGCACTACTACGGCGTTCTCGCGATCGACAAGGCGCCGGTACTGACTGCGGCAGAGTGCCGCCGGATCCTCATCACCACCCGTGTCCAGTCGGAGGCGAAGCGGGCCGCGCTGGGGGAGCTCCCGAAGCCACAGGGCACGCCGATGCCCGAGGAGCTCCGCGACAAGCTCGACCGCATCGGCGGCCGCGTCGACGAGGAGGGCACCACGTGACCACCGCAGCCGATCACGACCACGAGTGGCCGGGCCGCCCACCCGGCTCCGAGGCGCACCCGCCGCACCGGTGGCGCCGGCCCTGGACGACCCCCGAGGTACATCTCCGCGAGTCCGACGAGGTGCCGGGCACCGTGAGGATCCCCTACACGCACCCCGGTGGCAGCCCCGAGACGAACCTATTCCTGGCGGAGAATCACCTGGCCGCCGCTGAGGAAGGCAGCGAGGCGCCCCAGACATGGCGGCACATGAAGAAAGCCGGCGGATACGGCGGCACCTACCTCGACTTCTGCCGCGACCAGGTCGCCATGCACCGGTGGATCGTCGAGAAGCGCGCAGCCACAGGTGCCGTCGCCCGCGAGGTCTGGGAGCAGGAACAGGCACGCCGGAACAACCATGACGCGGTCTACACGTGGGCGCTGCTGAACGACCGGCACCGGCCCATCCGGGACGCCAGCGACCCAGACCTGGCCCACTACATCGCTGACTACCGGCGCGTCCACGGTAGGCCGCCGAAGGGCGTCCAGGACGAGGAAGCACCACACCACGAGGTTCAGCTGGGCGAGACCGTCGCCCAGCCCGCCCTGTTCTGACCGCTCCAGGTCCCATACGCCCCGAGTCGCACAACCACACACCCCGAGCCCTGCAAGCGCTGAGAGCGGCGCACAGGGATCTACCTATGCCCGCAGGAGGGCCCCATGAGCAGCTTCACCATCACCTGCTCGGCCAGGCACCCAGCCCACACCGTCGCGACCAAGTGCCATGTCCAAGCTCGTGCGAGACTGCTCTCGCTACCGCCCAGCGGAACGACACCCAGGGCGATCTAAGCCAAATGCAGTGCATGTCGGGTCAGCCGTGAAAGGATGGCGTTTGTGAGTGACTGGCAGTCGAATCGAAAGCAGAGTGCCCCCGCCGCCGAGGAACCGCTCCGAGTGGTCTCGCTGTTTACCGGATGCGGCGGCCTTGATCTCGGATTCGAGGCCGCCGGCTGCGAGACCATCGCGGCCGTCGACAACGACTTCGAGGCATGCAAGACCCTTCGCCACAACCGGCCTGAGTGGAACGTATTCGAAGGCGATATCTGCGACTACAATCCGTCGATGCGCGGCGTGGACATCGTGATCGGCGGGCCGCCGTGCCAGGGCTTCTCGTCCGCTGGCAAGGGCGACCCGAACGACCCGCGCAACTTCCTCTGGAAGGAATACATGCGCGTAGTCGAGCGACTCAAGCCGCGAGCCATGGTGCTGGAGAACGTGTCGGCACTGACGCACAAAAAGAACGGCGACCACCTCACCGGCATCATGTCGGGGCTCGAGGCTCAGGGGTACCAATTCGCGTACGGCGTGCTGAATGCCGCAGATTTCGGCGTCCCTCAGGCGCGTCGCCGTCTCGTCGTGATCGGCCTGCGCGAGGGGAAGCCGTCGCTGCCGGAGCCGACGCACGCCCGAAAGCATGTGACGGTCCGAGACGCTATCGCCGACATCGACGGCGAGTTTGATGAGGATTGGAGCCACACCCCTCCTAAGCACGCGGCTCACGTGGCCGAGCGATGGAGCGAGCTCGGGCCGGGCGAGACAGACCCGAACTACCGGCGTGCTCGACTGGATCCGGACAAGCCAGCGACTACCATCCGAGCGGGAGGAGGGTACGGCCCAAAGGGCAATCATCTGGCCGGATTCCACCCGCCGATTCACCCGTTCCAGCCGCGACAGCTGACGGTCCGCGAGGCGGCCCGCCTTCAGTCCTTCCCCGACACCTGGATCCTCAAGGGGTCCAAGACGGCGCAGGGTCGGCAGATCGGAAACGCAGTGCCCGTCAAGCTGGCCGAGGCAATCGCCCATCAGGTAGTGGGGTTGCTGCGCGCAGCCGAGGGTCGCATCGCCGCCAATGAGGAAGCCACAGCCTAGTGGCGACCACGATCCACGAGTTCTTCGGCTACCGCTCGGACGACGATTCGCAAGAGGCGATCGAGGCTGCCCAACGGGCTCGGTGCCCGTTTATGGATGACACCTGCACGAAGACGCTACGCGACGGGACCATTGCAGGGGTCTGCACGCTCAAGCCGGCCACGAATAGCCCGGTAATCTGTTGCCCGATCCGCCTGTACGCGGATGACTACCGAATCCTGCGCGACGTCGCCGACAGGGCGTTCGCGCCCGGTCTCCCACTGAAAGCTGGCGCATCAGCTGTCGTCGAGGCCCGTCACAGGAACTCCGAAGTCGTAGCTGTCTTCGGCAAGCGTTGGGGAGGAGAGCTTCACCTCCCGCAGCGGCAGGGAACCGGAGCCTACTTCGTCGACTGGATCCTCGCCCGGGTCGACTCCGGTGGGAACCTCGTCGAGTTCGTCGCTATCGAGGTCCAGTCGATCGACACAACGGGCAACTATCAGGATGCGCGTCGCAAGTTGCTCGATCCGGCGAGGCGAGTCGAAAAGGCAACAGCAGGCTTCAACTGGGAGAACGTAAACAAGCGGATCCTGCCCCAGCTGATCTACAAGGGGAATGTGCTTCAACGCGAACAGTTGTGCCTCAAGGGCCTGTTCTTCGTGACACCGACGCCGGTGTTCGACAAGGTCATGAGCCGTCTGGGGGGCCAGAATGTGCTGCTCCAGTACCCGTTGCAGTCGAGCAGCATCACCTTCATGTCGTATGATCTCGACACCTCGAACCTCCTCCTGGGGCAGCCCCAGCCCCTGATACTCCAGAATGTCCACACAACTAATGTCGGGCAGGTTGCCCAAGCTTTCGCCGGTCCGGGCGTGATGCCGCCGTTGAACGTCTACCAGCAGGCAATTGAAGAAGCGCTCGAGCCGTAGTCTGGGAGTCGTGCTCATTGACTCGTTGGCCCCGAGCTCTGCGCCTCGCGCTTCTATGATCGCCAACATGCGTCGCGTCACGAAGCCTGGGTTGGCGCTGTGGCCCGATTCAATACGGCTACCGTCACCATCTTCTCCGCACTCGTAGTCCGACGCTGACTCTGGCAACACCCACACCACGGCCCCGTTGCCCCTCATCGGGACGGCGGGGCCGACTCGTGCCCTAGAGGACACACAATGGCCCCGCACCGGGTAGGTGCGGGGCCATTCGGCTATTCGTCTTCTTGAGGTTCTTGGCCGTACTCGGCCAGATGTTCGCGGATCACGTCGGTCAGGGTGCGCCCCTCGGCCTTGGCTCTTGCTAGGGCCGGTTCCCAGATCTTGGAGGGTATGCGCACCGCTCGGAGCGGGGTGGGCATTAGCGGCCCTCACTTTCCCGCTTTCGTTCCCACTCGCGGATCAGCACCATGCGCCGGGCGACCTCGAGCGGGATCTCCTCGAACCAGAAGTCGGTGAACCCGCCGAGTCGCGCCCGCGCCATTGCCTCGGCGACGGCATAGTCCTCGGTGCCACCGGGGGCGGTGAGGTCGCTCACTGTCTTGTCGGTGAGCCACGTGCTTTCTCCCGACAGGACACGGGAGACCTCAAGTGCGGCCTGGTCGGCAAAGGCCATCTTGAAGTTCATCGGGTGCGTGCCCTCGACGGGGCAGTGTTCGGTCGGGGTGAGCGTCTCGACATTGATTTTGTTCGTCATCGTTTCTGCCTCCATCGGTGCATGTATATACAGACTAGCGCGGTGTGTATATACATGCAAGCACTGGAAAGGAAGCTCATTCGAATCACGCAGGACGGTTCGATACGGCGGACTATCCGTAGTCGCCGAGCACACCAGCAACGCCCACCCCGCCTGGGGGGATCACCGCCACCGGAACCGACGGCCACAAAGCCACACTCTGGGCCGTCCCACGACGAGCACGCCCACACAAGGCCGTCCGGTGGCACGTCACAGCCTAACGAGACAGCGCCGGTCACATCAGCACCCATCGCACGTTCGAGGCCGCCGCACGGGCCGCCAACGTACGCGCCCGCCGCTACCTCGCCGCCGGACGCCGCATCAGCCGCAACCCGATAGGAGCCGCCGCATGATCCGTCTCTACCGCGCCGTGTGCCGCCTCGTCGAAGCGCACGCCGACCAAATCACCGACGCCGCCGACGACCCCGGACAACCCCAGGGCGCCGAGTCCACCACCGAGCACGCCGGACACCCCGAGCCGTTCGAGCTCCGCGGAGGCATCGCCCGCACACAGGACGACCTCGACGACGGATGGGATGACCGCAGCCGACCCCGCATCGGCTTCACGAGGAGGAACACGAGATGACGATCCCGCACACCCCAGACGACCTGATCACCCGCGCCAGACACTGCCTCGATACCGGACAGCCCCGCGTGGCCGAGCTCTACATGACCCGCGCATCCGAGCTGCTCGACGAGCGTGCCCGCGAGCAGGCCACCAGAGACGCGTTCGCCGATCTCGCGGCGCAGGCCAAGGCGTACACCGACGCCATCGCCGAGGCCGCCGGCTGGATCTTCGCTCATGTCGGCGGCACGCTCGACGCCCTGCAACCGGGGTTCCGCGACCTCGTCGAGTACCTGGCGACGATCATCGACGACGACCACCAGAACGACTACGCGACCGCCAACTGAAACGAGTAGGAGCACCACATGACGACCATTCCAGGCAATCGCCACGCCGCAGACGCTGAGTACAGCACCGAAGCACTGCGAGAGTGGATGGAATCCGAAGGGGAGACTGACGCGACGATGCTCGCCGTCGCGCTGGATTCGCAGGCACAGGCCACCCTCGCCCTCGCCCACGAGCAGCGAACCGCGAACCTCATCGCCCTACTCAACACCGAAGGTCGATGCGGCATCGGCGCGTACTACCTCCGCGAGGAGATCCGCGAGCGCATGGGCAAGAACCATGCCTGAACTGTTCATCCCGCAGCCCGCCGACTGGATCAACGCCAACCAGCGCGAACACTGGGCGCCGAGGGCACGCCGGACCAAGGAATGGCGCCGCACCGCTGGACTCATGGCCCGCACAGCCCGGATCGGCCCCTACCAGCGGATCCACGTCACCGCCCACGTGCACAAGAAAACCAGGCACGCCTACGACGCCCACAACCTCGTCCCCACCCTCAAAGCAGTCATGGACGGGCTCGTCGACGCGCAGGTCATCCCCGACGACACCAACGCACACCTCACCGGACCAGACCCGAGGGAAGGTGACGCCCGGCCGCACGCGCCCGGCATCACCCTCACCATCACCCAGGAGGAGACATGGACATCGCACTGAACATCATGACCGGCATCGCCGCAGCCTACGCAGCCGGGATCATCGTGGTCCTGATCGGCGGCGCGCTCCTGCGGTTCGGGACGACACGGGAGAGTCGCATGGGCGCCCACCTGATCACTCGCTGCTGGGCATGGCCCGCGATGGCATGGTTCGCCGCACTCGAGGCCGCGGACGAGATCCGAGGCGACGCCAGAGCATGGCGGAAGATGCACCGGCCGTTCTGACACTCCGCCCGCGACTTCGAAACGTCAGTTGGCCCTCGTACGCTGGAAGCACCTCACTGTGAGGTGAAGCACCGTCAATTGAAGGGGACGCACGCATGACGACAGACACCTACTGGCACATCGACACCATCCCTGAGATCGTCTGGCTGGCGAATCGAGAACTCTGGAAGCGGACCGAGAACGACCAGGACAAGGCGTACCAGAACCTCAGGGAGACGAGCCGGCTCATGCCGTTCCTCGACAAGCTGACGGAGTTGCACGTTCAAGAACTCATCGCCAGCGACTCGCATAATACGTCGAGCCAGCTCCGCGAAAAGTGGATCGAGTGGACCAATAGTACGGAGGCTTTGAGCGAGCGCTGGTACTCACCCGTGGCACGGGCGTCGACCGAAACGCTCGATGTGGTGGCCCCGCACTGCGTGGAGCTCGCAGCCCGACAGATCATTCCCTACGCTGAATTGCAGCTCGACAAACAGCCCTCGGATGAGTCTCGCAATCCCACCTACGTACGCCCGGCGGATCTCCTGCGTGATTCGCGCCGGGCTTACGGGGCGAGCTAACGAGACTCTAACCACCTAGCCCGACACACGAGGCCCCCGTCGCTCACCAGCGGCGGGGGCTTTCTCATGCCCACACGCACCACGGAGGCCCCATGAACGAGCCCATGACGCTCCCTCAGAACATCCACCAGCTCATCCGCGCCCACCTCGCCAAGCGAGCAGATGGCCGGCTGGTCCAGCGGCCCGCGCTGCTCGACCAGCTGGCCGGGGAGGTCCAACCATCAGGCGGCGGGCAGGGTGGCAGTAGCGAGAGCCCACTGCCGATCAACACAGACGCCGTCGAGCTGCAGCTGCAGTTGCTCCACACCGCACAGCAGGAGGAGGCCGAGAGGTCAGGGCTCACTGGGCCTCTCGATGTCATCCTGGACCGCTGGGCGCAGGAGGACCGCCCCGAGATCGTCGCGCACCTGGTGCAGGTCACGCGTGACATGATCGACAGCATCCATCAGATCGTCGACCCGGCACCAGCGCGTCGGCCTCTGAGGAAGGCCTGCCCTGCCTGCGGCGTCACCTGGATCTGCAATGAGAACGGCGACCGGAAGGCGGCCCTGACTGCTGGCGTCTGGGACGCGAGTGGGGGACTGAGGCCGACCATAGACTGGGACATCACCTGTGCCGAGTGCGAGGCGCGCTGGCACGCAGCTGACCCAGGTTTCAACGTGCTGATCGGGCTGTTGAGCGAGGCCGCCTGACGTGTGTTAATCTGGTCTCGGTTCAAGCAGACGTGTATCCAAAGGCCCTCTCCCGGATCGGGATGGGGCCTTTCGCATGTCCGGCGATGTTCCTTTCACAGGTGGTTCTGGGAGTCAGTGCCCCGGTCGACGCAGGGGAAGGCGCGACCGGGGCACACCCCCACCCTCGCCAGAAACTGGAGGGGGGGGGAGGGTGCACCCCCACCGAAAAACACAGGGGGGATGGTGCCATGACCGACGGCCGAAGCACCCCCGCCTGGAACGGACGCCGCGCCGCCCGTGCGCTCGACGAGGTCAAGCGCAAAGGCCGAGCACGCGGCGAACCCTGCTGCATCTGCAAGCAGCCCATCGACTACGACCTGCCCTCCACTGACCCCGACGGCTGCTCCGTCCAGCACGTCAAGTCACGCGCCCTGTTCCCGCACCTCACGTGGGATCCGGCGAACTGGAGTCCTGCGCATCTGTCCTGCAATAAGGCTGAAGGCAAGACCGCGACCGTGAACATCGGCCACACATCGCGCCAGTGGTAGCCCCGCCATTCTCAATAAGCCGCCGAAAAATCTGGGGCGATCCTCAGAAAATCGTCCGACCCGATGCCCTGACGGCATCACAGCGCGGCGAAAAGGGGAGGGGCGGGTCAAAACTCTGAAGCCCAAGGGGGCGGCAACAGCGGGGGTTTAGCGGCCTCCCTCCCCCGAGGGGCATAGGGGGGTCGCACATGCGTGTGCGTGATACCTGTTGTCAAGTCGCCCCGCAAGTCTTATTGAGAATGGCGGTGATCCTGTGCGTCAGGTTGTCCTGCTCTGTGGCCCGCCTGGTGCGGGCAAGACCACGGAGGCCCGGCGCTCAGGGCTCACAGTCTACGACCGCGACGACCCGGAGTGGCTCTCGGAGCGGCACTTCACGGACGCACTGAAGCGGCTGGCCGATGACGCCGGCGCTCGTGCTGTGGTGATCCGCTCGGCGGCGACCTCGTCGGCACGTCGGCGTGCTGCGCGCATGGTCCGAGCGACCGACACGTTCCTGCTCTCGGCGCCACGCGAGGAGCTGATGCGCCGGGTGCGCAGCCGAGGCCGGGATGTGCCGAGGGAGCAGGCCGGGGTGAAGCACTGGCTGGAGAGTTTCGACGATGCCGACGGCGTCCGGCGGTTCCCTGGCTGGCCTGCTGTCTTCGGCGAGGGGCTGGGTTCGACATCGAGGCGGTGGTGACAGTGGGTGACGTGCGAGATGCCTTCGAGGACGCCGTCGAAGCTGCTGACCACCTGACCGAGACTGACGCCGGGACCATCGCCGCGGCTCGCGCTCTGGCCGACAAGATCGACGCTTGGGACGTGATCGTGCAGTGGGCGAAAGAGGATGCGTCCGAGAGTGGCGACAGGCCCACCGTGCCCCACAACGACAATGTCACGCTGCCAACGTTCTTGAAGTTCCTCGACGCTCTGGGTCTGACGCCGATCGCTCGCCAGAAGCTGGACAAGGAGGATAAGGGGGGCTCGGGTGGCAAGCTCGCGCAACTCCGCAAAGACACGGGGCTCCGGGCAGTCTAAGAAGCTGCGGGGCTCTGAGGTTCCCCGGGTGTGGACGCGCCCGCTGCGGCCGCTGACGGAGAACACCTCGTTGGGATTCGCGGCGATCAGGTTCGCGGAGAACGTCTGCGACGTGACGCTGTACCCGTGGCAGAAGTGGCTGCTGATCCATGCCCTGGAACTCTCGCCCGGGGTGACGGTGAAGAACATGCACCGCCGCGGCAAGGATGTTCCGCTGTTCCGCTTCCGCACGGTCGTCGTGCTGGTAGCACGCCAGCAGGGGAAGTCGACCCTGTCGCAGGTGCTGGCCCTGTTCATGCTCTACATGTTGGGGATCAATCTGATCCTGGGCACGGCGCAGGATCTGGACACGGCCGAGGAGGTCTGGGACGGCGCCCTGGAGATCATCGAGGAGACCCCGGAGCTCGCCGAGCTGGCTGACAAGCCGATCATGGTCAACGGCAAGAAGACGATCCGGCTGAAGTCGGGGGAGCGGTACAAGGTCAAGGCCGCGAACCGCCGAGCGGGCCGTGGTCTCTCGGGTGATCTGATCATGCTCGACGAGCTGCGCGAGCATCAGACCTGGGATGCCTGGGGCGCGATCACCAAGACGACGATCGCCCGCCCGAACGCCCAGGTGTGGGCGATGTCGAACGCCGGCGACGCGACCTCGGTCGTGCTGCGCTATCTGCGGAAGATGGCCCACAAGCCCTTGGGTGACCCCGACGGGATCAACGCTGACGACGACCCGGAGTCGCTGCTGCCGGCGGAAGGCGTTCCCGGCATGGACGACGCCGAGGAGTCGAGCGCGTCCACCGGCGATGAGTCGCTGGGGATCTTCGAGTGGTCGGCGCCGCCGGGCTGCGACGTCATGGACCCCGAGGGCTGGGCGCAGGCGAACCCGTCGCTGGGCCATGGCCTGGTCACTGAGCGGTCCCTGATGTCTGCGGCCAAGACAGACCCGGAGTGGGTGTTCCGAACCGAGGTTCTGTGCCAGTGGTCGGACGGGTCGCTGGAAGGCCCGTTCCCGCCGGGCGCGTGGGAGGCCGGCCAGTGGGTCGCCGAGGATCATCCGGGCGAGGAAATGCCGCAGATCGTCGGCAACGTCGTCGCCTGCGTGGACATCGCGGTCGACCGCGGCCGGGCGCACATCGCCTTCGCTGGCCGGGACGCCGACGGGTTCCCGCAGGTGGAGCTGGTGGCGTCCCGCTCGGTCTCTGAATCGGCGGGCACCGGCTGGGTCATCGACTGGCTGACTGAGCGCGCCGAGATCATCGACGCGGTGACCGGCCAAACTCGCGGCGCCCCGGTGTCAGATCTGATGCCGCAGCTGGAGGAAGCAGGTCTTCCGGTCGTGTCCTGGTCCGGCCCGGAGCTGACCTCCGGGACGGGCAAGTTCTATGACGCGGTCCGTGACAACGGATTCCGGCACTTCCCGCAACCGGTGGTCGATGTGGCCGCTGCGACTGCGACACCGAAACTCACCGACGGCGGCAGCTTCCTCTGGGACAGACGCAAATCCCCGGTGGACGTCTCCCCGCTGATCGCTTTCACCGGCGCCCTGTGGTGCCTGGACCGCCCCGTGGAGAAGAAACCCGAGCCGAGGATCCGGCAACTAGGAGGCTGAGCGCATGTCTGAGAAGACGCAATCGAGGCTCGAACTCCTCGGCGCCGGGCTAGCTGTGGCCGGGGTCGCCCTGATCTACATTCCAGCCGCCCTGATCCTCGCCGGTCTCGTCCTCATCGCGATCGGCAACCTGCCCAAGAGAGGAGGCTGATGTGCCGATTCTTCGCGAGTTCTTCTCTGCCTCTGATCCTGTGAAGCGGGGCCGCATGCCTCGACTCGGCGGCACCTCCACGGCAGCCGGGGTCGCGGTGGACGCAGAGCGGGCACTGCAGGTCTCCGCCGTTTACGGCTGCGTGCGACTGATCTCGGAGGCCATCGCTCAGCTGCCAGTCCACGTCTACCGGCGCACCGCGAACGGACGCGAGCAGGTGCGAGACCATCCGCTGATCCCACTGCTGACGGACCGCCCGAATCCTGACGTGGACGCTGGAGAGTTCTTCCGAGGCATGGTCGGCTGGATGCTGCTGCGCGGCAACGGCATCGCCTACCGGGAGATCGGCGGCGATGGCCGCACCAAGGGTCTGTGGCCGATCGCCCCGACCTCGGTGGAGATGAAGCGCACCGCCTCGGGCAAGCTGTCCTACCTGATCACGCTGAACAGCGCGGAGTACGTGCCCGGCTTCACGCCCGGGCAGAAGCGTGCTGTGCCGCAGGATCGCATCCTGCACTTCCGGGCATTCGGCATGGGCAACTGGGGGCTGTCCCCGATCGGCCTGGCCCGCACCAAGATCGGCACCGCATTCGCGGCCGAGGAGTACGGCGCCGGATTCTTCGCACGCGGCGCCCTGCCCGGCGGCGTCCTCACCACTGACGGCTCGTTGACTGACGAGCAGTTCGACCGACTGAACCAGCAGTGGAACGAATCGCACGGCGGATTCGGCAAGTCGCATAAGCCCGCGGTGCTTGAAGGCGGAGTCAGCTGGGAGAACGTCGGCCTGCCGCCGGCCGAAGCCCAGTTCCTGGAAACGCAGAAGTACACGTCCTCGACCATCGCAGGGCACATCTTCTTCGTGCCTCCACACCTGATCGGCGACGTGGAGCGCTCCACCTCGTGGGGCTCCGGGATCGCCGAGCAGGGTGTCGCGTTCGTCCGCTACTCGCTCATGCCGTGGATCGTCCGACTGGAGCGCGTCCTGAACCGGCTGTTCGCCGAGTCCGACCTGTACGTGAAGTTCAACGCCGCCGCCCTGGAACGCGGCGACATCAAGACACGCTACGACGCCTACGCCATCGGCAAGCAGTGGGGCTGGCTCTCGACCAACGACATTCTCCGCAAGGAGGACGAGTCCCCGGTCGACGGCGGCGACGTCTACCTGCATCCGCTGAACATGGTGCCGGCAGGCACCTTCGACGAGCCCGAACGGGCACGCCGCAGCGCAGGAGCCGCGACGCGCTCGCCGTCGATGCGAGAGCGGCACGTGACGGCCCACGAGCGGGCTCTGTCTCGGTTCTTCGCTGATCAGCAGGAGGAGGTTCTGGCGGAGTACACCGGGCGCGGAGCCCGAGCGATCGACCGGGAATCCTCGGATCGCGAGCTCGCCCGACTGCTGGCCTCCCTGGGGCTATCCGCTGCGCTGGATTCCTCACGTGAGGTGCTATCGCGGTTCGGCCTGGATCTCGACGACGGCGGCTTCGCTGGGTGGATGTCGACGATGGGGCGCAACACAGCACGCCAGATCAACGACTCCACCTTCAGCGCGGTGGCATCCGCATCCAACGCAGACGAGATCCGCAACGTCTTCGAGAACCTGACCACGGCGCGAGCCTCACAGATCGCGGTCAGCCGGGTCACCGAGGCGTTCGGCTTCGGGCGCCAGGAGGCAGCCAAGCAATCGGGCGCGAAGAAGAAGACCTGGCGGACCAACTCGGGAAATCCCCGCTCGGAGCACGCGGCGCTCGACGGCGAGACCGTCGACGTCGGCGACACGTTCTCCAACGGCGCCCGCTGGCCCGGCGACTGGGCGAACCTCGACGCCGACCAGGCTGCAGGCTGCCAATGCGACATGGAGATCAGCACATGACCATCTGCGGATCGACCAGTACCGGGTGCCGTGGGCTCTGCGTGCTCCGAGAGGGACACCCGGGTGAGCACCAGTGCGGAGACGAGGCGCACGACCGCCAGCAGCAGGAGAGGCAGAAGGGGCGCCCCGCCCATGACCGACAGATGACCAACCCCGGAAGGGACAGATCATGAACCGCGTGTACCTCCACGGCTTCGCCCAGCGTGCCGAGGCATCCGGCACTGAGCCCGGTCGGCCGATCCGATTCATCGTCGCCACCGAGGGCCGCAAGGGCGACGGCCTGAACCTGCAGATGAGTGGTGCCAACCTGGAGCGCTTCAAGGCCAACCCGGTCGTGATGCCCAACCATGACTACTCGCGGCTGCCCATCGGGCGAGCCGAGAACATCTCCATCGAGGACGGGCAGCTGCTGGCTGATGCCGTGTTCGATACCGGCAGCCCCGAGGGCGCCGAGACTGACCGGCTCTACCGTGAGGGATTCCTCAACGCAGTCAGCGTCGGGTTCGACATCACCGACATGGACACCCGCACCGGCGACGTCCACGAGTGGGAGCTCATCGAGTTCTCTGCTGTCTCCGTGCCCATGGACCCCTCCGCGGTGGTCGAGTCTGGGCGCACCCTCGCCATGGCCCGCGCCTTCGACGCGGTCCGCGAAGGCACCGCCCTGACGGATGACCACAAAGCCGCGGTGCAGCAGGCCGTCGAGTCCCTGAGCGCACTGCTCAACGACGCCGAGGAGGAAACCTCGCCGGAGGGCGGGGAGGACGCGCCCGCTGGCGACGCGCAGGAGGACAGCCGGGGCCTCGCCCTGGCGGCTGCGCGGCTCGGCGTCGACTACATGGAGCGCGTGAGCTCCGCCTGATTCTTCCGCTCCGCCCTCGCCGGGTGGCGCGGTGCCCCTCGTCGGGGCGACCACGCCTGCGCGCAGCAGGCATCCCTTCACTACCCATACGACAACCGAGGAGGTTGAACGATGCCTTCGAGCATTGAGCTGCGACAGCAGCGCGCCAGCGTGGTCGAGCAGACGCGAGAGCTGGTCACCCGCAGCGAGAACGAGAACCGCGACCTGAGCGCTGAGGAGCGCCAGTCCTACGAGCGGATGAACAACGAGTTCCGCTCCCTGACTGACCGCATCGAGCGGGTCGAGGAGCAGGAGGCCCGCGACCTGGAGATGGCGCGGTCCATCCCCAACCCGGAGAACCCGGAGGCCGGGTCTCGGGAGTCTGGCGCCAAGAGCTACCGGACGTCGAACCTGCCCGGTGACGCCGAGGCCCGCGACGCTCGTATGGCGTTCCTCGACCTGATCCGCCACGGCCGCGGCGGTCTATCTCCCGAGGCACGCGCCCTGGTGCAGGACGAGGCCGGCGAAATCCTGGTGCCCGAGGCACTGGAGACCGAGCTGCGCCGCGACATCCCGGCCCTGACCGTTGTGCGCAACATCGCCGGTCAGCGGACCATCGGCACCAACCGTGTCCGCCGTCGCTCCCTCGACGAGGTCTCCGTCGGCTGGGGCAAGCTGGAGACCGGGGACCAGAGCCTCTCCGACTCCATGCCCTCCACGCCACAGGAGGAGTACACCTACATTCAGGACCTCTACGGGCTGGCCAAGATCGGCGAGGACGAGCTGATGGACTCCGACGTCGACCTGGAGGCCTTCGTGCGGGACAGCTTTGCTCGCGCCATCGCCGAGGCCGAGGACACGGCCTTCACCATCGGTGGCGGCAACTCCTCGCACCAGCCCACCGGCTTCATGACCTCCGGTGGCGGTGTCTCCTCGGTTGACGCCGGACAGGCCGATGGGGTCACGGTCGATGACTTCAAGAAGCTCATCTACGCCGTGCCCTCTCAGGCCCGCCGGAACGGCCGGTTCATCCTCGCCTCCACCACGGAGCTGCTGCTGTCGACCCTGAAGGACGACAACGGCCAGTACCTGTGGCAGCCCAGCGTGCAGGCAGGACGTCCGAACACTTTCCTGGGCTACGCGCTGGAGAACCAGGAGGACATCGCCGAGGTTCCGGGTGACGGCTCCGAGCAGCATGTCGCCGCGTTCGGTGACTTCAACGCTGGCTACCGGGTCTACGACCGCATGGGCGTGACCCTGAAGCGACTCGAAGAGCTCTACGCCGAGGAGGGCATGGTCGGCTTCAAGGTCCACTTCCGGGTCGGTGGCGATGTCACCAACCCGGCCTACCTGCGCCGCCTCCGGGTGCCGGCTGCCGGCTGATCCCGCTGATCACCAGTCCCGTCCCCGCGTCTCTGGTGCGGGGGCGGGGCGGGTCCAACCCTGAGGAGTGGACATGAAGATCGTGATGAACAACTCTGTGGCTACCCGTGGCGGGAGTCTCACCAAGGGGCGCCAGGTGGACGTGCCGGATGGTGTGGCCCGCTCGCTGGTGGCCGCTGGGCACGCATCCGTCGTGGATGGCCAAGACGTGACGCTCGACGTCACGACCACGGAGCCCATCGCGGAGCAGACGGTGCAGGCCGAAGCTGAAGCCGATGGCGACGCAGTCTCTGCGGACGAGGCAGCCGAGGAGGAGCCCGACGAGCCTTCCGATGCGCCTGCCGATGAGATCGCTGAGGAGTCCGCGCCCGAGTCGGTCGACCTGGACTCGCTGAAGGTGGCAGAGCTTCGCGAGCTGGCTGCTGAGCGCGACCTCTCGACCGCGGGGACGAAGGCAGAGCTGCGCGCTCGTCTGCGGGGTGAGTGATGCCCTACGCAACACCGGATGAGCTGAAGTCGCTGACCGGCTGTGAGCATGAGAACGCTGAGCTGGTGCTTCAGCTGGCCTCGTCCACGATCGACGCCTACGTGCGGCACAGTCTGACCGAGGCCGAGGTGGAGGAAGTCCTGCCGGGGTCTGGCCGTCCTGTCCTGTGGGTGGTCCCTCCGGGCTGGCCGCTGGACGTGGCCACCGTGGTCGAGGGTGACGCCGAGGCGTTCGAGGGTGAGGACTTCCGGGTCCGCGCCGACGGTGCCCTGCGTCGCCTCGACGGCGAGGTGTGGGACGAGGACGTGGAGATCACCTACACCACCGGCTTCGAGGAGGACTCCGCGGAGCTGCTGACGGCCAAGCGGATCACGCTGGAGCTCGCTGCTCGTGCGGTGGCGAATCCGCAGCTGCTGGACTCGCTGGGCTTCGACAGCACCTCGCCGAGCTTCGTGGTCCGTGAGGGGCAGAACGTCCTGCCGCAGCTGACCCTGAGCGGCCTGCAGCGCGAGGATCTGCGGCCGCTGATCTGGCGCCGGAGGCTCGCATGATTCCCCCGGGCATGCAGTGCGCCATCGGCAACTACGCGAAGCGACTCATGGTCGACGCGCAGGTCTGGCGCAAGGAGACCACCACCGACGAGGGCGGCGGCAGATCGTCGACTGGGTCGACCAGGAACGCACGATCGGCGTCGAGCTGACCAGCCCCTCGGATACCGAGCTGCAAGTGGCCGCACAGATGGGCGTGACGATCACCCACAGCGCCATGATGCCGCTCGACGCCGAGGTCTCCTACGGCGACCGCATCGAGGTCGACGGGGAGGTCTACCAGCTGCAGTCGGACCCGCTGTCCTCCACTCACAGCGCGATCGCCCGAGCGACCGTGCGCAAGACCCCATTCGATGAGACGACCAGCTGAGGAGGCTGTCATGGCAACGACCCGCTACCGGAACAAGACCACCGGCAAGATCGCGACCTACTCGAGGATGATCCCGCGGCTGGAGAAGTCCAAGTCCTGGGAGCGCGTGACAGAGACGAAGGCAGAGCCCAAGGCGCAGGCCAAGGCCGAGTCCAAGACGCGGACCAAGTCTGAGGGCAAGTCCGGTGGCTAAGAGTCTCCGGGTCAAGATCGACGGTGCCGGCCAGCTCAAGGCCGCCGGCGCCCGGGCCGCAGGCCGGATCAAGCAGGAGCTGCAGTCCGCGCTGGAGGCCGAAGCGGCCGAGCTGGAGCAGGACGCCCAGGACAACGTCCGCGTGGACTCCGGCGACCTGCGCGACTCGATCGAGGCGCGGGTCGGGGACATGACTGCTGACGTCGCGCCCCGGTCGGGGAACCTCGATGGTCCCTATGAGAAGGCCATGGTCAACGAGTTCGGCAAGAGTTCGGATCCTGGCCATCCCTATATGGTCCCGGCCGCTGAGGCCTCTCGGAAGCGCTGGCCCGAGCGGGCCCGGCAGGCCATAGAGAGGGGCGCGAATGGATAACACCGACCCGGTATGGCCGATCCAGGCCGCGATCTACCAGGCCCTGACCGGCGATGCCGAGCTAATGGCCGAGGTGACCGGAGTCTACGACCACGTCCCGAAGAACACCGAGTTTCCCTACATCAGCATCGGCGAGGCCACGGTGAGCCCACGCGGTGCCCACGACCGGTTCGGATCCCGGTCGACGATCACCATCCACGGCTGGTCGACCTACCACGGCAAGCGGGAGATCTCCGCGCTGGCGAATCACCTGGTGCGGATCCTCGATCACCAGCCGCTGGAGATCGAGGGGCTGCACACCGTCTACGTGCATCACGCCCAGACGGTGACCCAGACAGAGCAGGACAACGACATCCGGCACGTCGCGTGCCGATTCTCCATCGAGACAGAGCACGTCGCGTGAGCGCGGCAGAAAGAGGACTGAACCATGGCCGGCATTGATGCCTTCGGCACCACGCTCTCCCGTGAGGATGACGCGGGCAGCTTCGAGCCCATCGCCAACGTGACCTCACTGTCCCCGCCGAACATCTCGCGGGAGACCCTGGACGTCACCAGCCACGACAGCCCCAACGGGTACATGGAGTTCCTGGGCGGGCTGAAGGATCCCGGCGAAGTCTCCGTCGAGGTCAACTACGACCCCTCACAGCACGACAAGTTGGTCGACGACTTCGAGGAAGACGACCCGATCAAGTACGAGATCGCATTCCCCGACGGCACCGTGTGGGCCTTCGAGGCGATCCTGACCGCATTCGAGCCGGATGCACCCTACGACGACAAGCTCACCGCGGAGATGACTCTGAAGGTCACCTCCAAGCCGGAGATCACGGAGGCCGCCTGATGACTCTACTGTCCAAGTCCGACATCCTCGGAGCCGACGACCTGCCCACCCGTGACGTGGAGGTGCCCGAATGGGGCGGCACCGTGCGCGTCCGCGGCCTCACCGGACAGGGGCGTGACGCCTTCGAGATGAAGATGGCCGCCTCCCGGAAGAACCTCGGTGCGGTGGATGACGTACGCGCCTCGCTGGCCGCGAAGTGCATCGTCGGCGAGGACGGGGAGCGGATGTTCACCGACAAGGAGGTCGTGCAGCTGGGCCGCAAGTCCGGGGCTGCTCTCGACCGCGTCTATGGGGCGATCCGTGAGCTCTCCGGCATGGACGAGGGCGCAGCCGAGGAGGCGGTCGAGGATTTCGGCGAGGCGGCTGGCGGCGATTCACCTTCCGACTGACCGCCCACCTGGGCGGGATGACCCGGGAGGAGATGGTCTCGCGCATCTCCAGCGCCGAGCTCACCCAGTGGCAGGCCTACGAGCGTGTCACTGGGCCGCTCGGCACGGAGCGCGACGACACCAACGCCGCCCTGACCGCTTTCTACATCCTGCAGGGCCTGGGTTCCAAGAAGGTCAAGCTCGAGAAGCTGATCCCCAAGTGGGACCGCAAGCCGGCACAGAAGTGGCAGGACATGAAGATGATCGCCCAGGCGATGACCAAACAGTTCAAGGGCGAGCCCAAGAAGTAGGGGGTGCCAGTCATGGCCAGTCTTGCTGACCTGATGGTCCGCGTCGGTGTCGATGACCAGCTGTCCTCCGGAATCGAGTCTGCCGTGGATTCGGTGGAGCGCAACCTGGGCCGAATCGGCATCGGCGCTGCCGCCGGAGGTGCAGCCCTGGAGGGCTTCGCCCGGGGCCAGGCAGACGCCACGGGCTCCCTGCGCCGGACCTCGATCGCCACCGGCGAGACCGAGGACTCTCTGCGCGACCTCGCTCACGGGATGTCGGACCACACCTTCGCCGCGGCCGACGCCGCCGATGGGATGGACCTGCTGACACAGAAGGGCATCACCACCCGCGAGGGGTTCGAGGAGATCCTGCCTGCGGTCGACACTCTGGCCGATGCCACCGGCATGGAGCTGACCGACTCGATCGAGGCCGCGGACAAGATGCTGGCCCCGTTCGGCGATGACCTCAACGACGTCGGGGAGAACTCCGACCAGATGGCGCGGCTGATCACTCAGACCGACGTGCCCCTGGCCACCCTGGAGCGCAACCTGGGCCGGGTGCCGGATGAGCTGCAGGGCCTGGGCTTCGGCCTGGACGACGCGGCCGCCGGCATCGAGCACTTCCGGGATCAGGGCTACACCGGGCAGGAAGCGGTGCGTGAGTTCCGCCGCTCGGTGGCTGACTCCGAGGGCGACATGGACGCCTTCCTCGACACCCTGGGGCTGACTGCCGAGGAGTGGGACGAGTACGGGGAAGCCGTGGAGCCGATGCCGGGCCTGGCTCAAGAGCAGGCCGATCAGATGAACGATCTGATGACCCCGATGGAGAAGCTGCAGCAGAACGTCGAGAACCTGATGTTCAAGTACGGTGGCCTCGCCGAGGCGGCCGGGATGCTGGCGATGCCGATGATGGCCCTGGGGCCGCTGCTGAAGGGGATTCTCACGGTGGTGCCGCTGCTCGCCAAGGGCGTGGTCGGGCTGGTGACGGGCATCGGTGCAGCTGCCACGGCGATCTGGGCGAAGGTGGCCGCCCTGTCTGCCTGGGTGGCTCGCATGGTGGTGGCCGCAGCGCAGGGCGTGGCGGCCATGATCACGGCGGCGGCTCAGATTACGGCCCGGTTCCTGGCGATGACTGCTGCGGCTGTGGCCTCGGGTGTGCGGATTGCCGCGGTGTGGACTGCTCAGATCATCGCCTCCGCGGTCCGCGGTGCGGCCGCCATGGCAGCTGCTGCTGCTCGTGTGGTGGCCGGCTGGGTGCTGATGGGTGTGCAGTCGATGATCCACGCCGCCCGCATGGCAGCAGCCTGGCTGGTGGCCATGGGGCCGATCGGCTGGATCATCGCGGCAGTGGTCGGCCTGGTCGCGCTGATCATCGCCAACTGGGACAAGGTCTCCGCGTGGACCGCCAAGGCCTGGGATGCGGTGGTCACCTTCGTCGTCGACGCGTGGAACAACATCGTCGATTGGGTGACCGATGCCGCCTCCAACGCGGCAGATTTCGTCCGCGACGGATGGGAGACCGCGAAGCGCTGGACTTCCGACATCTGGGACGGCATCGTCGATTGGATCTCCTCGATCCCGGAGCGGATCGTGCAGGGTCTGATCGCTCTGGCGCAGCTGTACGTCCAGTTCGGCGAGTGGATCCTCTCGGTGAAGGATGCCGCGGTCGAGAAGTTCGTGGAGCTGCTCGACTACGTGAAGGGCATCCCCGGTGACATCGTCGCCAACCTCGGCGACCTGGGATCGTTGCTGTTCGAGGGCGGACAGAACATCATCCAGGGCCTGATCGACGGCATCAAGAACATGGTCGGCGGGGTCGGAGATGCGATCTCCGGCGCGGTCGATGTGGTCAAGGACTTCCTGCCCTGGTCGCCCGCGAAGGAGGGCCCGCTGCGGGACAACCCGCCCGAGCTCGGCGGCAACAACATCACCAAGATGCTCTCCGAAGGTATCGCCGACGGCGAGGATGACGTGGTCGCTGAGGCGGAGCGCATCGCCGCGGCGGCCGCCATCCAAGCCCCCGACGTGGAAGGTCCACGAGTGCCCAGCGCGGCCCGTGTGGACCCCGCCGACAGTGGCCCCGGCGGTCAGGGATCCGGCGGTGGTCTCACGCTGAACGTGGACATGCGCGGAGCACGGCTGGACTCGGACGACCGGGTCAAGCAGCTCTCGCAGGATCTCAACACCCGCATCCAGCGGGCAGACCGGTCACGGGGCCGCGTGAGCCTGGAGGGAGCAACGCGATGACCAGCTTCACCTACGGCGGAGTACTGGCTGACGATCTCGATGGTGTCGAGGCCCGGCTCACCGAGTGGCCTTCACTCGGTGGGCTGGAGCTTCACACCGTCGATGTCCCGGGACGCAATGGTCGATTCTTCGGCGGCGCGTCCCGGGAAGCCCAGCAGATCGTCTTCGAGATCCGCGTCATGGGCTCGTCTGCGGAACAGACCTACCGGCGCCGGGACGAGCTGATGGCAATGCTCGATCCCGTACGTGGGCCTCGTGACTTGGTGATCGAGGGAGACGAGGACTGGGCGATCCCTGAAGTGGTCGTCGCCGAGTCCATCGACTGGGAGCGGGTCATCTGGCGTGGCGGATCGCCTCTGAGCCTGCGGGGAGATGTCGTCTTCGAGACGGTCGGACCCGAGCCGGCCGCCCTCGAGGCGGACCCGACCGAGCTCACCGGAACCGGGTCACTGACCTACACCCACGACATCGGCAACACCCGTGCATTCCCTACCATCGTCGTCTCGACCAATGGCAACGATGAGGAGTACACGATCACCATCGGTGATCACGAGGTCAGCCTCACCCGGTTCTTCTCGTGGGGCACCACCCACGAGTTGGTCCTGGACTACCACCGGATGGAGTTCTACCTGTGGAACACCGACCGGGATGAGGCAGTGTCCTCGGCGGTGCACCGGATGAGCAACTATGACCGGCCGAGGCTCGAGCAGGGACAGACCTACCAGGTGGAGGTGTCCCCGGCGCGGGCGATCACGTTCCGGCCCAACGCGAGGAGGATCTGATGCCGCAGTGGTCCGACCGGTTCGCCTACTCGGGCGAGGTGCCCCTGTCCTGGCCGGACCTCAACCCGGTCGCGCTGCAGCGCATCGACCCGGCCGGCGGCAGCCTGTACTACGACGCCGTCGACGACACCCGCACCTGGGAGCGGATCCCCGGCGGCGCCAACGACGGGTACACCGACGGCTACTGGGGCCTCCACATGGGGGTCAACACCGTCGATCCGGCCGAGGACCAGGGCCGCTTCGAGCTGGCCCACTTCGACGGGCTCTGGCCGAATGAGGGCCGGCTGCTGATCGGGATGTGGGTGCGGCAGCAGTACACCATGAGCTTCAACCCGCTGATGTCTACCCGCGCCGGGGACGACCCGGTCGTGTACCTGTCGACCTCGGGATCCTCGGGACGTATCCGGCACCAGATCTACGACGATGCCGGCGACCTGGTGCTGGACCAGTACGAAGACCACCCGTGGGTTCAGACCACCAGCTACCAGTTCGTCGGCATGCTGGTCGACTACGACGCCCAGACCTCGCAGATGTTCAGCGTCGAGCGTTCCGGCCGCCGCTCCTGGACCGGCCCGGTCCGTGACCTCTCCGGGGCACCGGCGACCAACAGCAGCGCGAACCTCGACATCTTCGACCTGCGCACCGCGAACTACTGGACCGGCGGCGCCTTCGACGAGGCACTCGTGGCGCACCCCGGCCCCGGCTTCGACCTGGACGAGTTCGCCGAGGCCATGGCGTACGGCCAGTGGGCCAACGGGCAGGACCAGGACCACGTCGACACCTTCGAGGTCACCGAGGAGGGGGTCACCGCCACCGCAGCGGGCACCCTGCACACCGGCGCGGAGCACGTCTCCTGGGAGAAGCAGCCGGTCGTCGAGGGAGCCCCGGACGGGGCGACCCCCTACCTGTCGGAGGACGACGGCGAGACCTGGGACGAAGCCGACCCGGCTGAGCTGCCGGAGACCTTCGACGGGCTCATGCGCTGGGAGATCCTGCTCGACTCGGGGGACGAGTTCACCGGCATCACGCTGACCATCCCGGAGGATCCGCCGCCTGAGCTCGAGCCGATCGGCGACATCATTCTGTGGCAGGGAGAGCTGCACACCGAGCAGCTGGAGTTCGAGGTCTCGGGCGACCCCGACTGGTCCGTGACCGCAGACCGGCTAGTCGATGTCAACGTGACAGACGGTGGCACCCTCACGGTCGCGGCCGGCTTCGACATCGACACCGGGGAAGTGACGGTCATCCTTGCCGACGAGCTCGGCCGGGAGAACTCCCGCAGTTTCGAGGTCACTGTGGAGGCACGCGAGTGGGAGGAGGGCGACCCGCCTGTCTACCCCTACGCGCCTGTCATCCTCTGGGACGACGACCAGCCCGCCGCCGTAGTGATCGACCCGACCGAGGCCGTAGTCACCACGGAGGTCAACGGGGAGCACACCTTCGAGCTCAGCATCCCGGCCTCCCACCGGCATGCGCACCTGATCCGCGCCGAGCGGATCGTCGAGGTCGCTGGCGAGCGCTACTGGACCCGCCGCATCAGCACCGCGAGGACAGGCCGCCAGCCAGTCCTGGAGATCTACGCGGAGGCTCGCTTCTATGAGCTGGCCACCGCCGGCGAGGTGACCGGGCAGGACTACACCCAGACCTCCGCGGGCCAGGCCATGGAGGACGTCCTCGAGGGCACCGGGTGGAGTGTGGGCGTGGCGAATGTGACCACCCGGCGCAGCTACGAGCTCGATGACACCAACCCGTTGGAGGCGCTGCGCACCATCCAGGAGCAGCACGGCGGGGATCTTGTGTTCAACAACGCGGAGCGGGAGGTGTCCCTGGTCGACCGGGAGGGCCGGGACCGTGGCGTCTCGTTCTTCGCCCAGCGTGGCCTCAGCGACGTCCGCCGGGTGGAGGACACCACCAGCCTGGTGACTCGGATCTACGCCAGAAACGAGGATGGCACCACCATCGCTGAAGTCAACGACGGGGTGCCCTACGTGGAGGACTTCAGCTATACCGACGACGTCCGCGAGGCGACGCTGACCTTTGACTCCGGCACCTCTCCGCACGCGATGCTCGACCGGGCACTGGATGCGGTGGCCCGCCGGTCCCGGCCGGATGTCTCCTATGAGCTGACCGTCAGCGACATGTCGGCGGTGACTGATCGGGACATCGACCGGTTCGACGTGGGAGACCTGGTCACCGTCATCGACCCGGAGCTGGGGGTCGACGACAAGCAGCGGATCGTGGCCATGGAGTACAACGTCATCGAGCCGTGGCGCTCGGAGGTCACTCTGTCAGCCAAGCTGCGGGAGCTCGGCTCCGAGGACGCGGGGAACGCGTCGTCGATGACCACCGGCAGCGACGTGTCGACCTTCGACCTGGTGCCGTTCAACCTGCTGTTGAACAGCCGGTTCGACCAGGGCCTGGCGCATTGGGCATCCAGCGGTGCGGAGATCGTCGAGACCGGGCAGGGTACCGGGGACTACGCGGTCCGGTTCGCCGGGTCGGGGGAGCGGTGGATCGAGCAGACCATCGCCCCGGACAACCGGGAGGACTACGCGTTCAGCTTCGACATCGACACTGACGGGCCCTCCGGCTGGACGCCGGACCTCACCGTCGAGGCGGTCGTCGAGTACGAGGACGGCAGCACCGACACCATCGAGCTCGAGCTGAGCTGACCGAGGGGAGGCGCTGGCATGCACGGCGTGCTGAATGTCGGCCAGGACCGACCCGCGAAGATCACCCTCCGCGTCGGGGTCCGGTCCCTGCCGTCCGAGGCGGAAGTCACCGTCACCGACCTGATGCTGCAGCCCGGCGGCACCGTCACCGGGTGGATGCCGCACACCACCGAGCTGCCATGGTCAGCAGGAGTCAGCGAGGAGGCCGGCATGTACCCATCGGCGAACCTGGTGGAGCTCGACGAGAGAGTCCGCACCATCGAGGAGGACGGCACCGAGGACAGCACCGCCCGATCCTGGGCGCAGGAGGCACAGAGCACCGCCGACCAGGTCCAAGGCGAGGTCGACGGACTCAGCTCGGACGTCAGCGACCTGCAGGACGACGTCTCCGCGGTGCAGGACCAGCTCGCCACGGTGCAGGACGAGCTCACCGCGATGCAGTCCCGCCTCGAGGCCGTCGAGGAGTTCGCCGACCGCGCCGAGGAGGGCACCGGACTCCGGGACATCACCGACCTGTTCCCGAACATCTCCACCAACTTCGGGATCTACACGGAGCGGCGCGGCCCATTCGTCGCCCTGTACGTGGTGGCGGTGGACTTCGGCGAGGGCACCTATGACGAGGTCGACGTCTACCCCGAGGGGTTCCGGCCCTCGCAGACCTACTACGCCACCGTCGCCGAGGGCATCGGCAGCCCGGAGCTCGGCCTGCTGACCGTGTGGCTTCACGGCCGATTCCGGGTCACCGGACCGGACGGGCAGTTCCGTCTCTCCGCGCTATGGGTCACCGAGGACGACTGGCCCGACACGCTGCCAGGTGATCCGGCGTGAGGCTGCAGCGACCCCTCCACACCCCCGGAGGTGTCCAGCGCATCACGCTGCGCATCCGCGCCCGCGACCTCCCGGCCACGGCCCGCATCGACATCACCGACGTGCAGCTGCAGCCGGGCAAGCCGGCCACCGGCGTCACCGTCAGCCCACGCGAGGTCGGCACCCGGCCGGGCGGCCGCCAGTACCGGAACGGAGTCATCCAGGACGGGCTCGAGGTGGTCGCCCTGGCGAACCTGGACGCCGCGACCCCCGTGCAGGTCGGGGTCGCCACCACCAGCCCCGGCGACGTCCGTGTCGGCTCCTACCGGTTCGGGCAGGTCGACGGGACCGCGGAGGTCGACGGCCGCCGGCACAAGGCCTCTCAGGGCTGGGGCAGGCCTCCCATCATCACCCGCCGCTCCGACCTGTGGGTCAGGACCGAGACAGACGACCGGGCGCATCTGCGCCTGGCATGGGAGGACAGGGAGCCAGAATGACCAACGCGTCGGCGGTGTGGGTATGGGTCGGGCTGCTCTGGAACGAGCGGGTCCAGTTCGCCCTCGAGCACTACGGCGACCGGATCACCGACGTGGCGATCTTCGCCTGGTCCGTGGACCGGCACGGAGGACTCACCGAGACCTTCAACCCGGCCCTGCTCGATGACTACCGGCAGCGGTGGCCGCACATCCGGTTCTGGGGATGCTTCCGCAACATGGACGACCCCGACGACGGGCCGCGGGCGATCTTCGACGCCTCCGGGACTCGGCGGCAGCACGCGGGCACCTCGCCGACCAGGTCCAGTCGCAGATGTTCGAGGCCTACCCGTGGCTCTATGGCGTGGACATCGACATGGAGTATGGCGGCGACACCCGCTCCGAGGAGTCGGAAGCGATCTTCCAAGCCGTCGCCAACCGCGCCCACGGGCTCGGCCGCGAGTGCTCCGCAGCCCTTCCGCCGTTGACCAGCACCGGCAGCATCGGCGGGGAGAACTGGGTCCGCTACGCGCAGCTCGGCAGCATCCTCGACCGTGTCGAGATCATGAGCTACGACTTCGCCTGGTCTGGGTCTGCGCCGGGGCCGATCAGCCCCGGCTTCTGGCTCGAGGAGGTCTACGACTGGGCCGCCTCCCAGATCGACCCGGCCAAGGTACACATGGGCCTGCCGCTCTACGGCCAGTTCTGGCGCATCCACCGCAAGCCGGACCCCACGGAGTACCGCGGCCTCCCGGGCAGCTACTACGCCGCCTGGCAGATGTTCACCGGCGTCACCCCGTGGTCCAGCCGGCACCACCACACCGGGTGGATCTGCTACCGGGACCAGTCCTCCCAATCCCTCTGGGGGATCAGCGACTGCTACGACTGGCGGTTCCCCCAGCAGACCGAGACCAGCCGCGGCGTCCTGTTCGATCAGTTCCAACAGCGCGACTACGCCGTCCGATACGGGCTCCCCTCGGCGGTGCCGCTGTGGAGCGTGACGGACAACAGCGTCGGCGACGCCCACCTGACCTACCAGTTCCACGCCGCCGAGGTCATCGACAACACCGGCCGACCGGTGTCACCGCGCACCGGGTACACGCTGACCGCGGAGGTCATCAAGCGTGACCCGGTCGCGGCCACGATCATCGACGACTACGCCGGAGCCTCCGAGCTCGACAACCTCTACACCCAGCCGGACGGGGAGACCTGGTTCTGGTGGCAGCAGGACCAGAGCAGCTACTCACAGTTCCGCGGGTCCGGCCGGCTGCGGTTCGCCAATGACTTCGGCAGCCAAGCGCTCTACGCGCTCGCCCGCTACCAGTACGTCGACGCCGGCGCCTTCCGCATCACCCTGCAGGGCATCACCGCGGAGGCCGACAACACCGGGCAGGTCCGGCTCCTCGACACCGACGGTACGGAGCTCGCCAGCATGACCTCCGCGTCCCGGCCGGTCGCGCCGACCCCGGCAGCGGCCGGGCGGTCCTCGCCCTCCGCGTCCGCGAGGGCACCGCCCGGGTCTACTACAGCATCAGCGAGACCAGCGTCCCCCTCGCCCTCGAGGAGGACGTCACCCCAGCCATGGACGGCGTCGCAGAGTACGACACCACCGGGCAGGTGTGGCTGGATCACAGCTACCTGGGCGACGGGTGGTGGTACCAGCCCCGCGAGGCATTCGAGGTCGAGGTCAACGGCAGCACGGAGCTGTTCGGCCGCCTGCCCCGTGAGGGCGTCGAGTGGGACGACCGCAACCGGTTCCGACCCCTCGAGGACGTCGACGAGCCCGAGACCAGGGCCGGGCAGGAGGCCAGCATCTCCCAGGACTGGGTCTATGAGCACTGGCAGGGCTTCCCGATCGCCACCGGTGAGGACACCGAGGTGGTCGTCCGGCCTACCGACCACGACGTGTGGATCGGTCGGCTCATGGTCATCGACCGCGACGGGGCCAGCCTCGTCTACTTCTCCGACGCGCAGACCATCGTCCGATGGCGCGGCCGGGCAGACCACGACTGGGGCCTCGCCGGCATCGCCCTCTGGACGATCGGCCAAGAGGACGTCCGCCTGTGGGAACAGCTCGAGGGCGGGGGGCTCCCAGCCGAGACGAAACGACTCAACGCATGAAAGGCGTCGAATGAGCACAGCCGCCATGACCGCGATCATCAGCCTCACGGGGGTCATCCTGACCGTGATGGCCGCGACCCAGGGGCACCTCTGGTCCCGACTGAAGCAGGCCGAGGATAAGGCCGAGCAGGTGCGAGCGCACTCGCTGGAGCAGGACCGCCGCATCGGTGAGCTGTGGGACAAGCGGCGAGAGGATGCGGTGGTGATCCGGCTCCTCGGCGACCACATCGACACCCTGGAAGATCACATCCGTGACCGGCGCGAGCCTCCGCCGCCGCCCCGCCCTGAAGGGCTCTGATCACCCTCGACCCCCGTCATCCGGCGGGGGTCTTCCTATGCCCGATGAACAGGAGAACACGATGTTCCTCACTGGCCTGGACCGGCTGCTCCGCGACGCCGATGTCCCCTTCACCACGCAGGGCGGCTGGCAGACCCGCACCGCCCACGATGGCGGCCTCACCGAGGTGTGTGCCGTCATGTGGCACACCACCGAGACCGGCGACAAGACGTTCCGTGCCTCGTCCTCCGACGCCCCGACGCTGGCCTACGTCACCCGCGGCGCCGGCTACCCGCTCTACAACATCCTGATCGGCAGGGACGGGACCGCGCACCTGGTCGCTGCTGGCACTGCCGGGCACGCGGGCCGCGGCTCCGGGTTCGGGATGCCCCGCGACGATGCCAACCGCCACGCGGTGGGAGTCTCGTTCGACGCGAACGGGGCGGGCCACCCGGTGACCGATGCGCAGCTGGAGACCGGCGCACGCATCGGCGCCGCCTTCAACGAGGAGTGGCGCGGCGAGATCCGCCACGTCATGCACGGCGAATGGGCACCCGACCGCCGCACCGACCCCACCGGCGTCGACTGGGAGAAGCTACGCGCAGCCATCGACCGCGGCCACTGGGCCACCGACGCGGCCGCCGGAGCACCTGAACCTGACTCGGAGCCGGAGCCGGAGCCGGAGCCGGAATCGGACTCGGAGGCAGGGGAGCGCACGCCCGTTGCGCCCGATCAGGGCCGGTGGCCTGAGGCGTACCTGACCGTCGTCGACGAGCACAACGAATGGACCGACCGGGCCTGGCGAGACCTGATGGACCGGATCGGGCTCGACGGTGACGAGCTCACCGCCAGCATCCAGACCTGGCTGCGTGGCCTCGGATACGACGCCGGCCCCTCCGACGGGTGGTTCGGCGAGCGCACCACCCGTGCCCTGCAGGAGTGCCTGCGTGAACGCGGCCACTACGGCGGGCTCATCGACGGAGACCGCGGACCCATGACCATCACGGCTGAGGTCGAATACCTCAACCGCCAAGCCGAGATCATCCTCAACCGATGAACACAGGAGGACCGCTCATGTACAGCACCACGTTCTGGAAGGACGCCGCCGAGCGCGCCGTCGCCACCATCGCCCAGACCTGGGCAGCGCTGATCGTCGTAGCCGTCGGCGGCGAGATCACCGGCGTGATCGACCACGCCTCCATCGACTGGGCGGGGATCGGCATCACCGGGCTGATCGCCGGGCTGCTGTCCGTGCTCAAAGCGATCGGCGCAGGAGCCTCTGACGGCAACGCGGGCATCGGCTCACTCAACGTCCCCCGCGAGCGCAGCGGGGGAGACCAGCCTGGCCAGTGAGGCCGGGGAAACCGAGAGAACTGGAGTAGTCAATGAGCATTGAGCAACACAACCGGGCCATCATCGAGTCCAGTGCCCGCGAAAAGGTCCTCCGAGCACTGTCGGAGGTGGCCGAGAAGCTCGATCCTCAGGAGGACTGGCGGCCACTGCTGGACCGCGCCTACGAGCTCGGATACCGGCCCGACTGGGATGGCTCGGTGGACTTCAACACGGGAGTGCTGGTCGGCGGATCGCCGATTCACAGCATCATCGATGTGGAGGAAGCCCTCAACGAGGACGATGCGCTCGCCCTGGGGCACATCGATCTGGCCACCTACGAGCTCGGGAAGCGGATCTCCGGCGAGCCGACGCCGGGTGCCACCACGGAAAGTGATGCGAACCTGAGTCAGACGTCCCTTGCGTCGACATCAAGCACCAGCGCTATCTACGGGTGGACGCGGAGCACCTCCGGGTCTGACTTTGAGCAGGGCGCCTGGCAGGTGGCCTACACGGACACCTACTACCGCACGCGCACCATCCGTCGCCACGGCATCCGCTGGGGCAACGCGGGAGGTGGACGAGGGGGCCGCGCCTACTGGGAGTACGCCGGCGCTGGCCACAACTCTCGGCAGTGGTCGAAGTGGCGCCTGGAGACGGGGTCCTCGACCACATCCTGGGCAGCCTGGAGCGTCGAGGTTGCAGCCTATCGAGCGCAGATCGGAGTGGGCTGGTAAGAACGTACACGTAGGGCCGCGCCCAGCACCGAGTCAGGTGCTGGGCGCGGCCCATTCGTGCGTGTAGAGGAAGCCCTGGAGTCAGGGGAGCTCGTTCTCGCAGTCCTCCTCGGAGATGTAGCCCTCATCGCACATGTCGTCGACGGACATGGCGTGGCGGACGCTGATGAGCTCGTCGAGGGTAGATCCGTCGTCGTATACGTAGACCGGCTCCTCGAAGGTGATCGAGCCGTGAATGTCGGGTTCGCATCCGAGCTCGATCGCTTCGGAGATCAGCGAGTCCATCTCATCAAGGAATTCGTCCGGGTCGTCGGGCGCCTGGGCGGCGAGCTCGTCCTGGTATGGGCAGGGCTCAACTTCTGGCGCATTGATGACCGGGCGGGGCGCGTCGTCCGCGTCGCTGGACTCTCCTCCGGGCTCTGGGTAGATGGCCTGCTCGGCGTTGAGGGCATCCGCGCTCTCGGGCTCAGGCTCTCCGGTCTCATTGCAGCCAGTGATGGCCAGCAGGGTAGCGGCGCCGACGGCGACCGCGGCGCGGTGAATGGTGCGAGTGTGCATGGTGGCCTCTCTGGTGCGACCCCTATAGCGTGTTGATCTGCGGGTGAGTCTACGCACCGGGTGTGACATGGGTCGATGACAGGCGGGTCACGATTCGGTAGATCTCAGCGGGGCCTGTGTTCCTTCAGGAGCTTGTAGAGGGTGACCCGGTTGATGCCGATCTCCTCGGCCAGGCGTGTGGCCGTCACGCCGCCGTCCAGGGCCTCCTGGAGTGATGCGGCGCGTTCGGCCTTCAGCTCCCGCTCACGGGCGCGCAGCTGCTCCTGCTCGCTGCGCACCCGCTCGTAGGTCTGCTGCGCCTGGGAGATCAGTTCCTCCTGGCTGCTCATCGTCGCGGCTCCGTCTCGGAACGGTGCCGCTGGATGCCCATGCCAGAGATGAAGCACCCGGCGGCGGCGATGATCACGGCCAGGTGTGGCCACTGCCCTGCGGCGACCAGGGCTCCGGCGACGATGGCGAGGGCCGCCCAGGGCCAGGGTGTGCGGATGATGGTGTTCATGGTGTGGAGCGGATCGTAGAATGGACCCGAGGCCGGGGGCTGGATAGTTGGGATATCCAGGCCCCCTCCTCATTTCCCGCAGTGGGGGCATCGGGTGGATCGGGGGAATCGCCAGGCCAGGATGCTGACTGCGATCCCTGCGGCCCCGATGATGAGTCCGATTGTCTCGATCCGCCTCACCTCCTTTCTTCTGTTTTCAGGGCTCCCCTTGAGCACACTTCTATTGTAGCCTACGGGGCGACAGTGCGCAAGGTGGTGGAGGTTAGAAGCACCCTTGGGGCTGGCCTCTCAGCGAGGCGTTCCATCGGCGGACAGTCACGCGGGCGGGTCGGCCGTTCGGCACGGCCAGGCCTATACAGCAAAGCGCCTCCAGCCCCAAGGGGCTGGAGGCGCTCCGGAGGTTGAGTTAGGCGGTCGCCTTGCGCGGGGCGGAAGCTCGGCGCAGGCTCAGGCGTTGCAGTCGAACCGCTTCGCGGCGCTGTCGTTCGGCGCGGACCTGCTTGCGGATTCGCTTCTGCATCTCGTTCGCCCTCTTTTGCTCATTGAGGGTGAGAGTCTTGGGGGATGCCATGCAGATCACCTACTTCGGCTTCTTAGATATGGCTCGGCGGTCTGTGCCGTCTGGTTCGACGGGGGGCAATGCTACAGCGAACGCTGTTGCGAGCTCACATGCGAACGCCTGTATAAGGTGCTTGTCTCTCTCGTCGAGTGACGCGGGTTCCTTCGCGTCTACGGTCAGCATGCCATAAGTACCCCTGGAGTTGTAGATCAACGCGCTTATATACGTCCGGTAGTGCACGCTGGGCTCACGTCGATCGCCGTCAGTCCTGACGTGAGTATCAGCTTGGAACCGAGGCTGCTTGTCGTTGCTCGCCAGCCACTCGAAGAACAGCGTGTCACGATGCTCTCCGTTGCTGAGGAAAGGGCGCGGTACGTCATGGCGTCCCCGTGACTCCACTGGGTCGGCGCGACTCCAGTCGGAATTGAGGATGAACACAGTGACCCGGGCGCCACGGACCGAACCGTGATAGGTCTGCAGGAGAGTCGAGACTGCGAGGCGGGCAAGTTCTTTGCTCGCGGCGGACCGCTTCGAGGGTGACTCCAGGACAACGTCAGTCACCTTGTCCTGTATGTGACGCAGGCCGTCAGAAAGTGCGTGCGTGGTGACCTCTACAGTCTCGGAATCCTCACGATCGGCGGCATCATAGAGGGTCTCGGCAGTTTCCCGCAGAGCGCTCCACGCCTGGGCCAGCGCAACGCCGATGAGGAACAACCACCACCCGGACCAAAAGGGGCGAGAGCCGACCGCGAGGATAGAGAACGCCAGCGTCAAGATGATGGACCAAAGCGCCTCTGACGCCTTCCTGCGGGGGTTCGTCTTGACTGCGAGACCATAACTGAGGAGTCGGTCGTGAACGGCAGGCCTTTTCCTGACCAAGCCAGCCAGCATGGACCAAAGTCGAATGCGAGTCATTAGTCGCGAGCTCCTGCATTTCCTGGGGCGTCACCTGAGAGTGACTCTACGCGAGATTAGAAGGCCGGGGATGCCCCAGCCCGGAGGGCCTGACTCGTACAGAACTCGTCGGTCAGGATCACGCGATCTCTGCGGTGGACGAGGCGAGTGCGGGCACGGCTCCGGCCATCGCGAGGGAGGCTGACGCCTGGCGCGACGGCACGATGTGTGCGTAGACGTCGTCGGTGATCGACAGGGACGCGTGGCCGAGTCTGCGTGAGACCTCATGCATGGGCATCCCGGCGGCCAGGAGGTGCGAGGCGTGCGAGTGCCGCAGGCTGTGGACCTTCGGTCGCTTCGTGAAGCCCGCCGCCCGGGCGCGGTCCATCGCAGGCTTCCACATCGCTTTCCAGAGCGTCGAGGACGTGCGCGGTTGCATGAGCGGGAAGACCGGCTGGCCGTGGCCAGCTGCTCGCACCAGCGGCCATACCCACGTCATGGTGTCGTCGTCGACGTCGATCCGCCGTCGGGAGCGTCGAGTCTTGGGTGGCCCGATCGTCGTGCCGGTGCCTGACTCGTTCATCTTCACCGACTTCGTGATGGACACGAAGGTCACCCCGTCCACGACTGTGAAGTCCTCCGGTGTGAGCGCCAACAGCTCGGATGCCCGGGCGCCGGTGCCCCATAGGAAGACCGCGTGAGGCCGGTATCGCTCGGAGACGTGGGGGAGCAGGGCCGCGAACTCCTCTCGGGTCAGGAACTTGTCGCGCTCGTCGTGCTGATCAGCAGAGGGCAGGCGCGTCTCGGCAGCGGGATTGTCTGAGCGGTGGCCTCTCTTGACGGCGAACGCGAGCACCGAGTGCAGCAGTCCGTGCGCGTTCTTGATCGTCTTCGGGCTGTAGCCCTTGCCGTCGCGTGCCTCTTTGCTCATCCACGAGACCCAGCGGGCGATGTCGTCGTCGGTGATCTGGTCGACTGGCATGTCGAGTCGGCTCAGGTGGAGGCGTGCGGATCTGCGGTACTGGCCGATGGTGAAGTCGCTGACGTCGATCAGCCGGGAGATATGCGCTTCGGCGACCTCCGAGAGGTGCGGGGCGGCTGATGACTGGCTGAGTACCGCCTGATCTGCTGCGGCCTGGTCGCCGCCGGCGTGCTCGATCAGTTTCGCGTAGTCCTCGGCAGCCTTGCGGGTCGGGAAGTTCGCTGACTTCTTGTAGCGGTTCGGCTTCTGACCTGTCCACCAGACGACCCGATAAGAGGTGCCGCGTTTGCCTGTGCGCGTCTCGATGCTTGCCATGGGACCAGCGTATCCCCGTCGTGGGGACAGATTTGGGGATCTTGGGGACAGGTGAGGCCCGGACCCCGCCACATCGGCGGGATTCCGGGCCCCAATCGGTGCGCCCATAGGGATTCGAACCCCAGACCTTCGGTTCCGTAGACCGACGCTCTATCCAGCTGAGCTATAGGCGCATGTTCTGTTGTCGGCCGATCCCGCTGTCGCGATCTCGACCAGAAAGACTATACACGGGCTCCGGAGGGAGGGCAAAATCGTCGACCCGAACGTGGTGATCCTCACGAAAATCGGTTCACTCTGCATCCCGTGACCACTATGTGGACTTTCGGTGCGTCGCGGGGTTCGCGGACCAGTACAGTGGAAGGTATCCGGTCCCTCAAGGCCTCGACGGGCTCGGTGTTCACGATGAGGTGAACACCGGCCGGCGCGCGTCACCGTCGACGCACGATGTCCGCCGTCGTCGCCGCACACAGGAGTGCGATTGAGCGGGCCGTGCACTGAAGAACCCACGTGCACTGAAGAACCCAATGGAGGGACACGATGGTCGACACCGTTGCAAAGGCGCCCGGTGCGGAGGACATCCAGGTGGATGCCCCCACGACGCACGAGAAGCTGATCCAGTTCGTCAGCGACATCGCAGAACTGACCACACCGGATCGGATCCACTGGGTGGACGGCAGCGATGCGGAATATGGCCAGCTGACCGATGAGCTCGTCGAGGCGGGCACGCTGACCCGGCTCACCAGCCCCGACTTCCCGAACTCCTTCGCCGCCTTCTCCGACCCCGCCGACGTTGCGCGGGTGGAGTCCCGCACCTTCATCTGCTCGGAGAACGAGCGCGACGCCGGCTTCACCAACAACTGGGTGGACCCCACCGAGATGCGCTCCACGCTGGCCGGAGTGTTCGACGGCGCCATGCGCGGCCGGACCATGTACGTGATCCCCTTCGTGATGGGCCCGCTCGACGCCGAGGATCCCAAGTTCGGTGTGGAGGTCACGGACTCCGCCTACGTGGTCGCCTCGATGCGGATCATGGCCCGGATCGGCACCGACGTGCTGCGCCGCATGGAGGAGCTCGACGCGTTCTTCGTGCCCGCCGTGCACTCGGTGGGTGCTCCGCTGGCGCCGGGCCAGGAGGATGTCCCGTGGCCCTGCAACGAGGAGAAGTACATCGTCCACTTCCCGGAGACCCGGGAGATCTGGTCCTACGGCTCCGGCTACGGCGGCAACGCCCTGCTGGGCAAGAAGTGCTACGCGCTGCGCATCGCCTCGGCCATGGCCCGGGACGAAGGGTGGCTGGCCGAGCACATGCTCATCCTCAAGCTCACCAGCCCTGAGGGCCGCAGCTACTTCATCTCCGGGGCCTTCCCCTCGGCCTGCGGCAAGACCAACCTGGCGCTGATCGACCCCACGCTGGAGGGCTGGACCGCCGAGACCCTCGGGGACGACATCACCTGGATCCGTCCCGGCAAGGACGGCGAGTTCCGGGTGGTCAACCCGGAGGCCGGCTACTTCGGCGTGGCTCCCGGCACCGGGTGGCACACCAACGCCAACGCGATGCGCGCCATCGCCAAGGGCAACTCCATCTTCACCAACTGCGCCCTCACCGATGACGGTGGGGTCTGGTGGGAGGGCATGACGGAGGAGCCGCCGTCGCACCTGATCGACTGGCAGGGCAACGAGTGGACTCCCGACGCCGACAGGCCGGCGGCCCACCCCAACGCCCGGTTCTGCACGCCGATCGATCAGACCGACATGCTGGCTGAGGAGTACTACTCCCCGGACGGGGTGAAGCTGGACGCCATCCTCTTCGGCGGCCGCCGCAAGACCACCGTCCCGCTGGTCACCGAGTCCCGGGACTGGAACCACGGGATCTTCTTCGGCGCGACGCTGTCCTCGGAGACCACCGCCGCCGCCGAGGGTGCGGTCGGCCAGGTGCGTCGGGACCCGATGGCGATGCTGCCGTTCATCGGCTACGACGCCGGCGACTACCTCAACCACTGGGTGCGCGTCTCCGGCAAGGCCGACCCGGAGAAGCTGCCCAAGATCTTCCTGGTCAACTGGTTCCGCCGGAACCGCGACGGCGGCTTCGCCTGGCCCGGGTTCGCGGAGAACTCCCGGGTGCTGAAGTGGGTGGTGGAGCGCATCGAGGGCCGCGGCGAGGCGGTGGAGACCCCGATCGGCCTCACCCCGACCCCCGAGGCGCTGGACACCACCGGCCTGGACATCAGCGCCGAGGACCTCCACGACGCGCTGACGGTGGACCAGCAGGAATGGACCGCCGAGCTGGCTGACATCGAGCAGTGGTTCGACCGCTTCGGAGAGTCTCTGCCGGAGTCCATCCAGGCGGAGCTGCAGCAGCTGCGCGACCGCGTGGGCGCCTGA